TTACATCGGCACGCGAACGGTCACCTTGCGGGGCCGCGCATTGCCGTTGCCCGGCACCAGCACGGTCACCACGCAGCTATCGCCGTCCGGCTTGGCGGAAAGAAGCTCGCCGCCGGTCTGGGCCACCACCTGCGCGGCCGCATTGCTGCAGTCGCCGGCCACCGCGACGACGTCCCGCTTGGCGCCCGTATCGACGGGCGCCGGGAGCATCAGGCTGGCCGCAAGCGCGGATATGAGAAGTGGCGATGCCATGAACATACTTTCAGGTGTGGATCAGTGTGATGCAAGCAATAAACGATCCACGCTGAATGGCAAATGAATGCGGGCGCGAACTTTTACGCCCCTCACCGCACGCGCCGGCGGGCCGAAATCCGCCCGAGCAGCGCCACGAGACCGCCCGCCGCACCCGTCGCGGCGACGATCAGGTCGGCCAGTTCCGCCCCGTCGCCGCTGGTCACCTGGATGCCCGCCGCATTGGCGAGCGAGGCGGCGATCGCGATCAGCGCGCCCCAGACGGTGCGGGACTGATACCAGGCTTTCACATCGTCACTCATGCTGTTTCTCCTAGAGACTGAGGGTCGCCTCGGCCGGCAGGCCGAGCGGCACCGCGCGGCCGAGCTGGCGCACGCGGATGGAAAGGGCCGCCTGCGGCGCGCCGAAATCGGCAAGCTCGTCGGCGACCGGATAGGCATAGGAAGGCGCACCCGTCTCGACGCTGCGCACGACCGATCCGGCCGAGAGAATCTCCAGCCGATAGCCCTCGGTCGGCTCATCCAGCGGAATCTCGACGGCAAGCCAGCTATCCGAATCGATGCGGCCGCGCCGCACCCAGGAAAACCGCGCGATGCCGTCCGCCCCGCGCCGGGCACGCAGATGCACCGGGGAAAGCGGTGTCAGCGCCCTTATCCCGCCGGCAAAGGCGAAGGGGCCGATCTGCGCCGCCGAAACACCGACGGCATCGACCACCCAGTTGGAAAGACGCCCCGCCTCCTCGACGCCAAGCCCCAGCGGACGCAGCGCCTCGTCGAGCATCACGGCCTCGGCATCCGCCGCATGACCCGCGATCATGGCGTCCTCGGTGCCGCAGAGCGCGCGCAAGAGGCCGGTCAGCCGCCAGCGCCGCGGCGCGATCTCGCTCGCCGCACGGAAGCCGACGATTTCCCAGGCCCCGTTCCCGGCTCTGAGCGCGATGCGGTTCGTCCCGTTCAGCACCGCCAGCCTGTCGGCCGAGGAAAGCCCGCCGGCGGGAAGGTCGATCAGCAACGAGCCGCCCTCGTCGAACCGGCCCACGACGCCCGGTCCGAGCGGTTCGGCCAGCCAGCCGATCCGCGCCGGCCTGTCGAGCTGCGTGCGGATGCGGTAGCCCTCCGTCGTTTCGGAACTGGAGACGATCATGGCGCGCCAGGGCTGGGCATAGGCGGCGACGCAGGCGAAATCCTGCGGGTTGCCCGTGCCGAGCACCGGCAGGTCGAGCAGCGCGACGACGGGCGCGAAAGCGTCCGCCGCCCCCGTCTCGCCCACCGGCCCGCCCTCCTCCACCGGCGCGGGCGCAGCGCTGTCTCCGGCCGCGATGGCGCGCGCCTCGACCTCGCGCACCATCCCGTCGGTGATGCCCGTGATCAGGAAACGCCCCGCCGGACCGCCGGCAAGCCGCACCACATCGCCCGGCGTGAAGCCGAGCGCCGTTGGTGGCAGGCGAAAGGAGACGCGCCGCTGGCCGGCGCGGTGGTCGCGCAGGGCCGTCTCGACGCAGGCCGCCGCGCCGCCCGCATGCAACACCGCCGGCAGCGAGAGCCGGAGCACCCGGTCCGTGCCGCCCGCCATGCGCCGGGAGCGTGTCGTCACGCGCGGATGCCCGCTTGCCTCGTCGAAATGGTCGAGGATCGCCTCGCCGCAAAGATCGCTGATATGGCCCCGGCTCTCCTCGAAAAGCGCCTCGTCGGGCCGTTCGGCCAGCACTTCCAGCTCGGCCGCCGGCAGCGCGGATTTCAGCCGCGAGCGGAAGGTCAGCCGCCCATCCGCCTCCAGCGCATCGATCTGGAACGCCTCCATCAGCGGCTCGATCAGCCGGCGCGCCGAGGTCTGCTCGCCCTGCACGAAGCCCGGCAGGTCGCCGCAGACGCCCGAAACGTCGAAATCAGCAAAACCATGGTCGGTGAGGATGGCGGCGATGACGTCGGCAACCGTTCCCACGCCGAGCCGCCCGTTCAGCCAGTGCCCGCGCTGCCAGTTGGCTCCGTCCGCCCACAGCGAGAGCTTTTCCGGAAACGCCGGATAGGGCCGTGCGTCCCAGGTCCACAGGAAGACGCGGCCCGGATCCACCATGCCCGGCTCCGGCCCCTCCCCCTGCCACCAGTCATGGTGCGCGTCGAGGAAGCGCCGCTGCATGGAATCGCTGCGCCCGCCGCCGGAATGATGCGGCAGCGCGTTCTCGACGCTCTTGGCGTCGACGAAGGCGTTCGGCCGGTTCGCCCCCTTGTCGATCGCCGGGCAGCCGAGCTCCGTGAACCAGACCGGCTTGGAGCGCGGTGCCCAGGCCGTCGGTGCGGGCAGTTCCGCCCCGTCAGGTCCCCGCTCGTAATGCGGGTTCGTCCACCAGCTTTCGATGTCCTTGTAGCGGAACACCCAGGGCTTGCCCGCCGCTCCGTCGGTGATCGGCGTGCGGATGCGCGCCCTGCGGTCCGTATCGCCGGCATAGAACCAGTCGAAGCCCTCTCCCCGCGTGATCGTGGCGCGCATCCCCGCCGGGTCTTCGCAATGGCGGAACCCGTCCGGGTTGCCGGCAAGCATATCGCCGTCCTGCCAATCGGAAAGCGGCATGTAATTGTCGATGCCCACGGCGTCGATGGCCGGATGCGCCCAGAGCGGATCGAGCGGAAAGCGCAGTTCGCCGCCGCCGCCCGCCGGCTGGAAGCCGGCATATTCGCTCCAGTCCGCCGCATAGGTGATCTTCGTGCCGGCGCGCAGCACCGCGCGCGCATTGGCCGCAAGCGTGCAAAGCCCCTCGACGAAGGGAAACCGCCCGTCCCCGTCGCGCAGCGCCGTCAGCCCGCGCATCTCCGAGCCGATGAGGAAGCCGTCGACCCCGCCCGCCACCTCCGCCAGCCGCGCATAATGCAGCACCATCCGGCGATACCCCGTGTCACCGGAAGGAGCGGTGATGTTTTCGCCGCTGACGGAGAAGTGCCCCGCCTGCGCATTGCCGAGAAAGGCCTGCACCTGGCTACGCGCCGTGCTCGTCCGGTCCACTGACGCGGGATGGCAGGTGATACGCCCGCGCCAGGGATAGGCGGCCTGCCTTGCGCCGCCATAGGGATCGGGCAGGCTGTTGCCCGCTGGCACGTCCATCATCAGGAACGGATAGAGATAGACTTCCAGCCCCTCCGCCCGCAGATGGCGGATCGCCGCGATCACGCCGGCGTCCGAGGGTGTGCCGCCGAAGGCCGCCTTCCCCTCGTTGCGGCTCACCAGATAGGCGCCCGGGCGCGTGATGCCCCCGACCCGCCAGGGCCGCGATTCCCCGCCGCGATCGCGCGTCTCCACCCCCGGCACGATCCGGCAGTTACCGGCCCTGAGGTCCGTCCCGAACCAGGCGACGACGAGCGCGACCCGTTCCAGGTTCGGACAGAGGCTCTTGAGGTCGGCGAGCGAGGCGCGCCAGTCGGTCGAGGCGAGCAGCATGTTGCGGTTGATGTGCCGCGCCGAGCCGGCCCCGGTCACCTCCGTCACCCGCGACGGGTCGTAACCGTGTTCCGTCGAGCCGGGAATGATCGTCACCGCCCGGACCTTCTTCTCCAGCGATCCGACCGGCCGCACCACCTCGAAGTGAAGAAGCGGGATGCGGTTGCCATAGGCCTCGAGCGGCAGCCGCTCCAGCACGACATAGCACAGCCCGCGATAGGCCGGTGTCTTGCCCGCCCCCTGCTTGGCCTCGATGAGCGGATCGGGCGGCTGGTCCAGCGTCCCGGTATAGATACGCATCGCCACCGAGGTCATGTCCAGTTCACGCCCGTCCGCCCAGATACGGCGAACACTGGCGACCGGCCCCTCGCAGACCGCCATCGCAAGGTTCGCGAAATAGCGATAGGTCCGCGTCTGGACCTGCGAGCCGCCACCGCCGCCGCCCTTGCCGCCCTGGCGCTCCTCCACGGTCACCTGCTCCTCGAAGCGCGTCGCCCAGATCAGCGTGCCGCCGAGGCGCGAGGTGCCGTAGACACGGCTGATCGCCGTGCCCTCCTCGGAGCCGGGAACGCGGCCGTCCATCAGCCGGGGGCCGGAAATCGTCCTGCCGTCCCCACCGCCGCCGCCCATCAGCGAGCGGTCGACGACGGAGCCTGCAAGCGCGCCGACCGCCCGCCCGACGATCGCGCCGATGGGGCCGAAGACGCTGCCGAGCGCGGCGCCTGCCGCCTGGAAGAGAAGTGTCGCCATGGATCAGGAAAGCTCCGGAAAACGAAAGACGCCGGCAATGCGCCGGCGCCAGCCTGGAACGAGCGCCGATTCGATCACCGCCGCCTGTTCGTAGGCATGGATGAAACGCCCCTCGGGCGTGGCGATGCCGGCATGTTTCGCCGCCGCGTCGTCCTGCCAGCGAAAGATGAGCAGGTCGCCCGGCCGCAGCGCCGAGGGCGGCAGGGCCGCCCCGCAATGCCGCTCCGCCGCCTCCAGCAGCCGTTCCCGGCCTGCCCGCTCGGCCCAGTCGGGCGCATAGGGCGCGGGTGCTTCCGGCTCCGCGCCGTAAAGCTCCCGCCAGACACCCCGGATCAGGCCGAGGCAATCGCACCCCACGCCCTTCAGCGATCCCTGGTGCCGATAGGGCGTGCCGATGAAGCCGCGCGCAATCGCAACGACGCGCCCGCCGAAAATCCCATAGTCGAGAATTCCAGGGTCGAAAATCTCAGTCAAAGAGCCGCCTCCCGTCATGCACGGTCTGGCTGTTGACATAGCCGTAGCTGAAGTCGCTGCCCGGCATATGCGGAAACCCCTGGAAATTCAGGGTGTTGCCGAATTTTCCCCGGCAGGTCGCAAAACGCTTGTCGCAGCCCGCCGTCACCTCCAGCGTATCGCCCACGGCGATCCCGGCCGTCATCGGCAGCCACAGCATCAGCTCATCCGCGTCCTCGCCGCGCCGATGGTCCTCGATATCGGCCGAAAGCCCCGCCGCCGCGCCGCTGGTGAAGGCGAGCACGCCATACCGGAAGAAGCGGTCGGCAAAGCCGGAAAGACCGCTCACCCGCACATGCATGTCGTCCGGGACCGCGCTCACGGTCGCGTTCGCGCGGAAGGCCGCCAGATCGATCCCGCAGCGCGCATCCCCCAGCACCGCATCGCACTGGCGGCCGAAGACGCGGCCGCGCACCTGGTCGAGCCGATGCGTCAACCGCCGCAGCTCCACGCGGAAAAGCCCGCCCTCGCGCCGCACCTCGCCCAGTTCGGCGGTGCGCAGCAAAAGGCGCTGCGAAGGGTCCTGCCAGTTGACCGTGAAAATCTCGACCTTCGCCCCGTCGTAGCGCCCGGCCGTCAGATCCTCGGCCCGGATCGTATCGGCGGAAAACCCGCCGGACACGTCCCCACCCTCGGCCGAAAGCCCGTTGCCGTCCTCCGCCTCGCTCGCCTGGAAACCGCTCGCGGCGGCATAGGTGAGCCCGTCGAAGGCGATGTCCCGGTCGTGATCGGTAAATCCCATCACCGCGCCGTCCTGCCGCGTCACGCGCCAGGCGTTGCACAGCGTCGTCGCCTCTCCGTCGAGATGGGCCTGAAGCCCCGGCGAAATGGTCCTCATGGCTTGATCTCCACAAGCGGAATGGAAGGAATGCGCCCCGCGTCGAACTGCGCGAGGTCGATATCGATGCGGTCCGTGTCAAAGCGCACCGGCACGTCGAACTCGAAGCCCGCCCGCACCGTGCCGGACGTGGGCACCTTGCCCGGCTTGAAGGTGATCGTCCCCGCCACATGGTCGACGGTATAATCCGCCGCCGGCACGGCGCTTCCGCCCACCGCCACGCTCACCGTGCCCGCCACCGGCTTGTCGATCCGCCGCACCGTCTCGCCACCGGCATCCGCATAGCGCTTGACCAGCGCGAAACTCGCCGTCGTCCCGTCCGCCCCGCCGAGGAACTGGTCTACGGCACTGATCGACCCGCCCGGCGCGCAGGACTTGTGATCCACCGGATCGCGGAAGCGGAACCCGTTGAACTGTCCCGCCCGCGCCTCGAAGAAGGTAAGAACCGCATAGAGATCGTCGAGCGAGCGCACGCCCGACCCGGCGTCATAGTGCCGCCGCGCATCCTGCCAGCGGCGATTGCGGTTCTCCCGCCCGTTGGAAAGGCTGACGATATCCGTCCGCCGCACCGGCCCTCCGCTGGTGCCGAGCGCGACACGCAGCGGAAACCGCACCTCATGAAATCCTGCCATGCCGATATCTCCGAAACAGGCCGCAACGGCCCCTCATCCCGCTACCGCGACCTTCTCCCCGCGGGCGGGGAGAAGGAACGGATGCACCGCATCCCCCTGCACAAAAGGCGCCGCGTGATGGGAAACCCTCACCTCTCAGCCCCTTCGCCCCGCTTGCGGGGAGAAGGTCGCGGCAGCGGGATGAGGGGCAAACCCAAGCTGCCAAGCCTTCACAAACTCCGCTGCCCCCGCCCCACCGTGCGTGTCAGCATCGCCGCGATCTGCCCTTCCGACTTGCGGAAGCTCGCTGCATCCGGCGTCGTCACGTTGAAGACGATGCGCGCCCCGCCATCCCCGCCGCCCGCCGCCACGCCGAGCGCCCCGTCCGGCCCGCGCTTCAGGGGAAGGATCGCCTCCGCCCCGGCCTCACCCATCAGCCCCAGCCCGCCGCCGCTGCCGAAATAGGTCGGCGAGGACACCACCCCGCCCTTGGCGAAGGGCGTCACCCCGCCGATCAGGCTGGAAATGCCCGAACTCAAAAGCCCCTCCAGCGGCTTCAACCCCACCGAAAGCGCGATATCGCTCATGCGCAGCGCCAGTCCGCGCAACACGCTTTCCAGCCCCTTGCCGTCCACCACAGCGCCTTTCAGCGCGCCGGTCAGCGCCAACCCGAAGGAGCGCGAGCGCGCCTCCAGGTCGTCGAAGATCGCCGAAAGCTGGTCGGCATCGTCCAGCGTGCCGGAAAGCGGCCTGTCGTCCGAAATCGCCATTCGTCACTCCATCCGATCGGGAAAAGCCTGCATGAGCATCGCCAGCGTCGCGCGGCCCGGCGCGGCCGGCGAAGGCCGCAGCAGGCCGAGCGCGAAACCGAGTTCGCGCGGCGTCATCGCCCAGAAATCTCTTGCGGAAAGCCGCATCCGGCAAAGCCCGGCATGAAGCGCCGCCTCCCAGGGAAAGGCGGGCCGCTCGCCGTTCAGGCCGGATGCGGCTCCGGAGGGTTTTGCGTATCCGCCCCCGCCCCGAAGGTCGCCTGCAGCAGCTCGGCCGCGATGCGGGCAAAGCCCGCCAGCCCGTCCGCCACCGCCATGCCAGCCACATCCTCGTCGCTGAGGAGATTGCCGCCGCCGCGCAGCCCCGCGCCGATGATGCGGATAAGGTCGTCCGCCTTCAGCCGCCCGCTCGAAAACCGCTCCGCCAGCCCCGTCAGGCTATCGACGGCAAAAGCCGTCTCCAGCTCCGCCAGCGCCCCGAGCGTCAGGCACAGCACCCGCCGCTCGCCGTCGAAAAGCGCCTCGATCTCGCCGCGATGCCTGTTCGCCCGCGCGCCCATCACAGCACCACGAAGCTGAGCGGCCCGGCCGATTCCAGCCCGATCTCGAACAGCACCTCGCCGTCATGCGCGCCGGAATATTCCAGCGCCGCGATCTGAAACGCCCCCGCGACCGTCCCGAAATCCGGAACGACGATCTGCCAGGCGGCGATCGTCCCGGCGAAGAACAGCGAGCGCACCAGCGCATCGGAGGCCTGGTCCTTGAAGATCCCGCTGCCGGAAAGCGCCGCCCGCTGCACGCCCGCCCCGCCGAGCAGCTCGCGCCAGCGCCCCACCGATTCCGCGTCCGTCACGTCGACGAGCGCCGCATTGAACGAAAGCCGCTTCGAGCGCAGCCCCGCGACCGTCGCAAAACCCGCCCCGTTGTCGACCTTGAGCAGCAGGTCCCGCCCCTTCTGTGCCACCATGGCAATATCCTTTCCGAAAAAATGGAAGTCAGCCGTCCGGCTCCGTCACCGCCCGGAACCGCATTTCCGCCCGATGGAATTTCGACGCCCTGCCCCGCTTCAGCCGCGTCTCGCGATGCAGCAGCAGGACGAGATGATGGCCATCGAGCGCCAGCGCCGCATCGTGCAGCGCCGCGCGCACCGCCGCGGCGATCCCCTGCACCTCCCGATGCCCCGCCGCCCCGGACCAGACCTCCAGCATCACCGAATGCTCTTCCCCCGCCTCCGTGGCGGTGGAGTGATCCACGCTGTCGATGCCCGCGATCACCACAAGGGGCGAAGCCGGAGCCGCCAGCCGGCGATCAGCGATCCCCTCGGCCCCAACAAGCGCCGT